AAAACTTATTAATGAAGAAATGGTTGATGTATGTACCAGCATATTGAAAGAATTAAACAATCGTGCTTGGGAATTAAAATCATTTATTGACTGGGAAAAATTTATTCAAGGTGTCTAATTTACTAATACATGAACTAGATGAAGTATATGTTAAATTTGAATGTGAAAAAAGTTTAGCACAAGAACTTTCAGATTACTTTACTTTCTATGTTCCCGGCCATCAATTCTCTCCTGCTTTTAAATCTAAATTTTGGGACGGCAAAATACGCTTAGCTGATTTGCGTACTTTTACTATTTACCGTGGTTTAGTTCCTTATATTAAAAAGTTTTGTAAAGAGAGAAATTATTCCGTAAGTGTTGATGATAAGGTTTCTATAACAGAAAACTTTTCATTGGTTGAAGCTGTAGAGTTTATTAAAACATTAAACTTGCCAGAATCAATTGAGGTGCGTGATTATCAATTACAGTCATTTGTACATGCGGTAAGAAACAAACGTATAATGATTCTATCACCTACGGGTTCAGGTAAATCACTCATACTCTATATTATACTCCGTTATCTACAATAAGCGGATTTCAAAAAAGGTTTGTTGATTGTTCCAACCACCTCTTTGGTGGAACAAATGTACTCAGACTTTGTGTCATATGGTTATGATGCTGAAGCCAATGTGCATCGTCAATATGCAGGTAAAGAAAAATCTACTGACAAATTATTAACAGTAGTAACATGGCAGTCGATATATAAATATCCAAAGGAATACTTTGAACAGTTTGATTTTGTATTGGGTGACGAATCTCATCTATATAAAGCCAAATCACTAGCATCAATTATGACAGGTTTAACTAACGCTTCATATAGAATTGGTTGTACAGGTACACTAGATGGAACACAAACACATAAACTGGTACTTGAAGGTCTATTTGGACCAGTATATCAAGCAACAACAACTAAACAATTAATTGATAACAAACAGTTAGCAGATTTTAAAATTAAATGTTTAATACTTAAATACCCCGAACACATATGTAAAATGTCTAGGCAATGGGATTATAATACTGAAAAGGATTATATTGTATTAAATAAATCAAGAAACGACTTTATTAAAAATTTAACACTCTCATTGGAGGGTAATACTTTAATATTATTTCAGTTAGTGGAAAAACATGGAAAAGATTTATATGGTAGTATCAAAGATGTTGCAGGCAAAAGGCATGTGTTTTTCGTATATGGTGGCACCGATGTTGAAGTTAGGGAATCTATACGATCAATTACAGAGAAACAAAACGATGCAATTATTGTTGCTAGTTACGGCACTTTCAGTACTGGTGTTAACATCCGTAATTTGCATAATATCATTTTTGCATCACCCTCTAAGTCAAGAGTTCGTAACCTTCAGTCGATAGGTAGAGGATTAAGAATTGGTGATAACAAAACTGAAGCTACATTATTCGATATTGCTGATGACTTTAGAATAGGTAAACATGCTAACTACACCTTGAAACATTTCATAGAACGTGTTAAAATATATGATGATGAAAAATTCAACTACAAGTTTTATAACATAGAGTTAAAAAATGCCTGAAATTAAACTAATAAGACTACAAAGTGGTGAAGATATTATCTGTACATGTTATGAAGATTTAGAAACAAAAATGGTAATGTTAAAAGATCCTATGACTGTAATATATAAAAGAATTAAGAATGGATCTTTATTACTAATTGCACCTTGGCTTCCTGCTGAATTAATTGAAGATAATTCTGCAACAATTTACACCTCTGATATTTTGACTACTGTTGAACCTAAGTTAATGATTAAAGACTATTATGTTAAATTGGTAGACAATCTGGAAAAATTTAAAAAAGAAGAAGAAGATACACTAAGACAGTTTTTAGAAGATGATTCTGAAGAAGGTGTATATGAAAATGAGGAAGAAGATGAGGAAGATGAAATTGAATCAATACTTGAATTACATGGAACTAAAAAGAATATTAGGTTACATTAAGCTTAAAACTGAACACCGAGATAATAACAGTTGTCAAGCCCTAAGTCAAGCGAAAAGAAGGTAAATATGAGTGAGAAGAAACCGAAACATTATGTAAATAACGCAGATTTTCTACAGGCCTTAATAACTTACAGAGAAAACTGTGAGAAGGCAAAGAAAGAGAATACAACTGAACCATCTATACCAAATTATATTGGTGAGTGTTTCTTAAAGATTGCTGACCATCTGTCACGCAAACCTAATTTCATATCATATTCTTTCCGAGATGAAATGATTTCAGACGGCATCGAAAACTGCTTGATGTATTTCCGCAATTTTGATCCTGACAAATCTAAAAATCCTTTTGCCTATTTTACACAAATCATTTATTATGCTTTCTTGCGTAGAATTATGAAAGAGAAGAAACAATTGTATGTAAAGTATAAAGCTACCCAACAATTTGGTTTGTTGGATGAAGGTGAGATGTACGAGGATGAAAATGGTAATGTTCGCCAGTTTGAATTGTATGATAATATCTCCGAGTTTATTCATACCTTTGAAGAAAACAAAAAGAAAAAGAAAGCCAAAAGCAAAGAAGATGCGGAATCTATTTTAGAAGAAGTTGAAATAGAAAAACAATTGCCTTAAATTGCTTGACATTGATTGTTATGTAATGTATAGTGTGACTATATTAATAGGATTATAGTAAATGAAATTATGTATTTTGGGTGATACGCATTTTGGCATGAGAGGAGATTCTCTAGAATTCCATAATTATTATAGGAAGTTCTACGAGAATATTTTCTTTCCGTATCTAAAAGAAAACAATATCACCTTTATCTTTCAACTCGGGGATTTATTTGATCGCCGAAAATTTATTAATTTTAATTCACTATATCTATGCCGTAAATACTTTTTCGACAAGTGCAAAGAAGAAGGCATTACACTACACACACTCTTAGGTAACCATGATGTTTCATATAAGAATACATTAGAAGTCAATTCATCTACACTTTTATTAAAAGAATATGATAATGTAACTGTATGGGATAAAGCTACCACCCTAGACTTTGACGGCATACCAATTGATATTGTGCCTTGGATTTGTGATGATAATGAAAAAGAAGTATTAGACTTTATTGAAAATAGTAAATCGCAGATTTGTTTTGGGCACTTTGAGATTGATGGATTTGAAATGGATCGTGGCAATATTGCTCATGGTGGTATTGACAGGAAACTATTTTCACGATATGATCTTGTTCTAACTGGACACTTTCATCATAAATCTACCGATGGCAACATCACCTATGTTGGAACACCAGGCGAAATTACTTGGGCTGACTTTAATGATCCTAGAGGATTTCATATCTTTGATACTCACACCCGTGATTTAAAGTTCGTTCAAAATACTTATAAAATGTTTCACAAGATCAACTATGATGATGGTGAAACCGATTTTGAACATTGGAAGGCAGTTGATTACGACCAATACAAAGACAGTATGGTTAAAGTTGTAGTATTAAACAAACAAAATCCTTTTCTGTTTGACTATGTAATTGATAACTTATACAAAGCTGGCATAAGTGATATTGGTATTGTAGAAGATTTTAGTGATACCAATTCAATTGAAGATCAAGACATTGTTGATCAAGCAGAAGATACCATGACAATTTTGTCCAAATATATTGATGGCCTTGAACTGAATGTAGAATCGAATAAACTTAAATCAATTATGAAAGAAGTTTACATTGAGGCATTAAATACTGAAACCACAGAATGATTTTATTTCGTACACTTAGATGGAAAAATCTGTTAAGTACCGGTAACCACTTTACAGAATTAAAATTAAACAATAACACAAACACATTAGTAGTCGGTGCAAACGGATCAGGCAAATCAACCATGCTTGATGCATTGTGCTTTGCGTTGTTTGGTAAGGCATTTAGAAATATTAATAAACCAAACTTAGTCAACTCTATTAACAATAAAGATTGCGTGGTTGAGGTTGAGTTTGACACTAACAACAAGTCATATAAGATTGTTCGTGGTATTAAACCTAATATTTTTGAAATCTACTGTAATGGTGAACTTGTAGATCAATCCGCAGCCTCTAGAGATTATCAAGAGTATCTTGAAAGATTCATCATTAAGTTAAATTATAAATCTTTTACTCAGATTGTAATATTAGGTAGTGCATCGTTTACACCATTTATGCAACTCTCAACCTCTGATCGCCGAGCAATCATTGAAGATTTATTAGACATACAAATCTTTTCAACTATGAATGGTATAGTTAAAGATAAGTTGGCCAATATCAAAGATTTAACTACCAATAAAAAACATGAAATTGATTTAGAACACCAGAAATATGATTGACAGAAAAAACATATTGATGATCTAAAACAAAACAACGATGAGAAGGTAAAAGAGTATGATGATGAGATTGCGAACAATACTGTTACCATTTCTACTTTAACATCGCAGATTGAGGAATATTCTCAATCGGTTACCGAACTACAACTGTTAGTTGATGCAAAGGATGAAACTGATGCTAAGGTTAAAAAGATTACAAAACTTGAATCGCAAATTGAAAGTAACTTATCGAAATTTCGAAAAGATATTAGTTTCTTTGAACACAATGATGACTGTCCAACATGTAGGCAAGCCATTGCTATGGAGTTTAAAAAGAAAGAACTTACCGCTCTTTCTACCAAGGTTGATGAATGTGATCATGGTCTTGTTGAGTTGGAGAAAAAACTATTAGAAGAACAAACCAAATTACAAGCAATTAATGAAACACAAAAGAAAATACAGACCTTACAGATTAAGATTGCAACCAACAATACATCTATTGTTGAAACAAACAAATACATTAAACGATTAGAAAAGTTATTGGTTGAAATAAAAAGTAAGAGTTCATCTACCAAAAAAGATGATGATGAATTAAGTAATATAAATGTTACACTAACTGACTTAAAGCAACATTTATGTAACCTTATAGAAGAAAAAGCTTATTATGAAGCAGCATTTAATTTATTAAAAGATACAGGTATTAAAACTAAGATTGTAAAACAATACCTTCCTATTATTAATAAATTGGTAAATAAGTACTTGGCTTCTCTAGATTTTTTTGTAAACTTTAACTTAGATGAATCGTTTAAAGAAACAATTAAATCTCGGCATCGTGATGAGTTTACATACAATAACTTTTCAGAAGGCGAGAAACAAAGAATTGATATGGCATTGATGTTAACTTGGCGAGCTGTTGCTAAGTTAAAGAATTCATCTAACACCAATCTATTAATACTTGATGAGGTGTTTGATTCTAGTTTAGATACAAATGGTACAGAAGAACTTATGAAGATTCTGCATATGTTAGAAGAAGTAAATCTGTATGTTATTTCACATAAAGTTGATATACTACAGGATAAATTTAGTAATATTATTCGATTTGAAAAAATAAAGAATTTCTCTAAGGTGATAAAATGAGTGATGAACTTTTAGTTATAGACACAAGTAAAGCGGTTACACAGAATGAAGTTGTTGAACCTTTGCCATTGTATGGTGAGGGATTTGAAATGTTATATAAAAGTATACCTGAATATACCGATGTATTGCCAAACCCATTAATGAATAAACTGGTACAAAGACTTAAACTTACCATGAAACTTTATGCGGGTATCGGACTATCAGCCAATCAATGCGGTGTCTATCAAAGGGTGTTTGTAATTGGCCATGGAGATTACCAATTGGTCTGTATCAACCCAAAAATCACTCATGTATCGGAACAAATAGAAAAAAGTAATGAAGGTTGCCTCTCTTATCCAGGTTTATTTGTTAAAATAGAACGACCACTAGCAATCAATGTAGAATTTACTGCCGAAACTGGTGAGAATAAACAAATGAAGTTGGAAGGTCTAACAGCTCGATGCTTTATGCATGAGTTAGAACATATGAATGGCCGGTCCTTTATTCAACATGTAAAACCTGTTGCTTTAAGTATTGCTAAGGATAAACAAAAGAAACGAATTAAGAAAGTTACCAGAGCGCAAAAGAATGGCATACGCATTTGATCCTAAAGATGATGTAGAAGTACAATGGCAGAAATGGCAGGAAGCAAATCCTGAAGATTCATTTACCAATGTAGATGAGGAACAACTACGTGAAACAATTATTAAAGATTTGACCTATGTTTCAAAAATGGATGTTAAAGAATACACCCTTTATCAAAAGTGGTGTGAGATTCAACAAAAATATCCTACTAAAAGAATCAGAACAGTTTTTGGTGATGATGAAGTTTTTCTTGTTGATCCAACTCAGCAAGAGATTGTTAATGAGATTAAAAACAACATTTGGGTTCCAGAAAATCCAGACTCTTACCTTGATCTCGAACCCGTTTTAGAATATACCGATGATTCTGGTATAACCACCAAAATTGGTGTTGATGGTACTGAGATAAGTGTTGATAGAAAACGAAATAAAGAATTGCCTGAGAAATGGAATACTATCAGAAATTTTATTTCAACAATGAAAAACAATAGTAATATTGGCCGCAACTTAAATTTTATTGTTAAAGATAATAAAACTGGCAAGTATCTTGGTGTGGTTTGTATCTCATCAGACTTTCTTGATCTAACACCCCGTGATGATAAGATTGGTTGGCCCCGTGAATTGAAAACGCAAGGCAGTATGATTAATCACACAGCAATTGGT